ATGTCAGCCAAAAACCAAGATTGGCATGCAGAAGATATTAAAGCTGCTGTCAGAAAGCGGGGGATAACACTCAGTCAGCTTTCGCGTGATGCAGGATTAAAGCCTGACACGCTACGTAACGTTTTTCGTTACCACTGGCCTAAAGGTGAGTTGATTGTTGCGGCTGCAATTGGTGTTGAACCAGCCACAATTTGGCCAAGCCGCTACTAGTAAGTTTTAAGCAAACTATTAAGGTTTTATTATGACATCTGATATTTGGGTAACAGTTCAAGAGTGTATTACGTTGGCAGATCTGCCAAATGCAGCTCCAAATGTTCGTAAAAAACTTGAATCCTTTGTATTAGGCCGCGCTGAATTACGCCGTAAGCGTCAAGGCAGTAAAGCGTTCGAATATCACATTTCTATACTCCCCGCCGATGTGCGTGCCGAACTGTTGAAAGCACGAGGCCAGATTGAAACCAGCGACGGCGTGATCACACTGCCAGAGCAACCGCCAAAGACTGAAATGACTTCTGAGCGAGATCAGCTTTGGAAGCATTGGGAGCAGGCAACTAACGAGCAGCGTTTACGCGCAGAACATCGCGTTAAATCAGTGGCATTGGTCGCCGAGCTGGTTGATTCCGGTCTGACTAATCGCCTTGCACTGACGACTGCCGCGCATAAGCTGAAAATGTCCGAAGGCTCGCTGCGTAACCTGTTTTACAAAGCCCAGCGATTCAGCCGCAACGATTGGTATCCCGCACTGCTTGATCAGCGTCTACGCGAACCCAGCAAGCCGGGGCGTGAAATGCCAATGTGCGAGGATGCGTGGGAGTTTTTCCTCGGTGATTACCTGCGTAATGAAGAGCCATGTTTTTCTAAATCGTATGAGCTGTTAGTGCTGGCGGCCAAAGAACATGGCTGGTCTATTCCCTCCGAACGTACCCTGCGCCGTCGTGTTGATCGCGATATTGATAAACGCGTCATTCTGTTAGCCCGCAAAGGCGAGAACGCGCTCGCTCGTATGTTCCCTAGCCAGCACCGCACCGTTGCCAATCTGCACGCGCTGGAGTGGATAAATGGCGATGGATACCAGCACAACGTTTTTGTGAAGTGGCATAACGGCGAAGTATTACGCCCAAAAACATGGGTTTGGCAAGACGTCTACAGCCGCAAAATTATTGGCTGGCGCACCGACGTTTCAGAAAACACGGACTCTATCCGCTTATCTTTGATGGACGTCATTAAAAATTATGGCAAGCCAGAACACGCCACGATAGATAACACCCGCGCCGCAGCTAACAAATGGCTTACCGGTGGCGTTCCTAATCGCTACCGTTTCAAAGTGAAGCCAGACGATCCAAAAGGCATTTTGCCTATGTTAGGGATTCAAGTGCACTGGACCAGCGTGATTGGTGGTAAAGGCTGGGGACAGGCCAAACCTATCGAGCGTGCTTTTGGCGTGGGTGGCCTCGGTGATTACGTCGATAAACACCCGGCACTCGCTGGTGCATATACCGGCCCGAATGTGATGAATAAACCTGAAAATTACGGTGATCGGGTTATTGATGCAGACGAGTTTATGCAGGTTTTGGCCGAGGGGATCGCAATGTTCAACGCGAAAACCGGCCGTAGAACTGAAATGTGCGAAGGAAAATTATCCTTTGATGAAGCATTCGAACACAGCTATTCAAACAGCATTATTACCCATTTAACCGCTGAACAAATCCGTCAGCTTATGCTGCCAGCCGAAGCCGTCACTGTTAAACCATCTGGCGAATTCTTCCTCGACTGTGGTGGTAGCTTACGCGGCCGTAAAAATGCGTATTGGAACCCGGCGCTCGCGGGTATCCGACCAAACAAAATTACCGTGCGTTTCGACCCGCGTGCATTGCATGAAGAGGTTGCCTGCTATTCGCTTGAGGGGCGTTTCCTTTGCATGGCTGAATGCCGCTCTGCTGTCGCGTTCGGCGATACTCAAGTCGGCCGAGAACATTCTCGCCACCGCAGCGCAATGATTAAAGCGACTAAAAAGGCGCTCAAGTCTAAGCAGCGCATGGATATTCTTGAAGTTAGCGAAATGCTACCGAAAATCTCGCAGCCAGAGCCGCCGCAACGTCATATCGTTGAGCGTTTTTATTCCGCTGGAAATACTGCTCAGAAAGTCATGGCCGATGTGCAAGAGGCTGAAAGCGAGAATGATGTGATATTTCAGAATTTTGTGACTCGCAAGAGAAGTGAGCCGCAGGAATAAAAAAAGCGACCTTGCAGGGCCGCCTCTTTGTAAAACAACTTAATTTGCCAAATCAAAATAGAGGATTTACTACCATGACGCAACTAAATCATGACGGGCTGCGTGTATCTATCCGCGCATTAATCGACACAAAAGAAACCTCTCAGGCTGCGATTGCACGTGAGACAGGCGCGTCTCAGACCGCTATTTCTCAGTTTATTAATGGGAAATATAAAGGCGATAACAACGAAGTTGCCACCAAGTTAGCCAAATGGCTGGATGCTCGTACATCGGCGCAGAATGAAGTGCCAAACATGCCTAGTTTTATCGAAACGCCCACTGTAAAAAAAATATGGTCGGCGCTGGGATATGCGCAGATCACTCACACTATCACCGTGATTTATGGTCATGCGGGCGTTGGTAAAACCAAAGCGATCAAGGAGTACGCTGCGACGGGTAATAACGTCTGGTGTATCACTGCATCAAAAACGCGCTCCAACGTCCTAGAAACACTGTACGAACTGGCGCTAGAAATGGGCGGTGATGCGCCATATCAGCGCGGAGCACTCTCCCGTCACCTGCGCCGCCGTCTATCAGGCACCAACGGCATGATTATTGTTGATGAAGCCGACCATCTTGATTACGACGCGATAGAAGAACTGCGCCTGCTGCAAGAGGAATGCAATGTTTCCCTCGCGCTGGTTGGCAATCATAAAGTGTATGACCGCATGAGCGGCAATAACACCCGCGCCGTTGAGTTCGCTCGCCTGTTTTCTCGTATCGCTAAAAAAATCGTTATTGATAAGGCGCTTAAATCTGACGTTGACGCTATTTGTGATGGTTGGAGCCTGACGGGTAAGGCTGAGCGGTCGTTAATTCAAAGCATCGCCTCACGCCCCGGCGCACTGCGCTCAATCTCGCTGATCCTCCCCCTTGCCACCATTTACGCGCAGGGGAAAAACGAACCGGTTAATGAGCAGCACATTCAATCAGCCATGATTGAACTCGGCCATAACCAAGAGTTACTCATTGGGTGAGGTGTGTATGTTTCCAGAAAAAATGTCCGAGCACGTAAACATGGCAGAAGCGGCGCAAGACTGGTTGCGTAGTCATGGGAGCCGCATTGTTGATATGCGTGTCTTTATGCGCCGCCCGTTGCTTGAGATTGCATGTCCGCCAGCGGCATTGGTCGCACAGGCTTCTCGTATCAGTGAAAGTTTTCAAGGTGGCACCCGCTCGGTATGGGTCGCTAGCGTTAATGGTTGTCGGGTTATCTGGCGTTAAGGTGGCACTGATGGAAAACATTAAAAAAACCGGTTTTTGGACTGAGCCAGAAGTGGAATTTTTGAAAGCCAATGCGGTTGCAATGAGCGCTAGCCAGATTGCTGAAAAGTTAAACCGCTCACAGGAAAGTGTGCGCGGAGCTGCCTTTCGGTTTGATATTTCATTCCGTGCGCAGAGAAAGGCAGAAGGCAATATTCAGACTCGTAACCGCATTTCAGCACATGACGCGTGGCTATGTCGCGAGCTTTATAAAGAAGGTTTAAAGGTCAGCGTTATAGCCGAGAAAATGGAGATTTCACGCGAGGCAACCAGCAAGATTATTCACAATAAATCACACGTAATCAGGTAATTAAAAATGGCAATGAGGACAGAACAAGCAGCAAAGCCGCGTTTGATGGCGTATGCATGGGCCAACGGGGTAATTGAGTTCGGCTACGGCGTACCCGATGGCGCGTTACCCATCGCCTGCTCACGGGATGAGAGGCGCTTGCGTGATGTTGTTGACGCTCGCGCCCGCCATAGCCGCACCAGTTCAGCGTTAATTGTTCCGGGTGTGCCAGAGGCTGCTGATCCAAATAGCGCGGTTGATGCATTAAAGCGCTTTTCTAATCAAATTCTTTGTGAACTAGAAGGTTAAACCATGAGCAAGATTGTTATTGAACTAAAAGATGCTGGGAACGGCAAGAGCGGCAAACCGCAGGTGTCATGCGAATGCAATGTGATTGCCGGTAATGATGAGTTATTGACGCACGCCGCGACGTATCTCGGTGAACAATTCCAGAAAACGGCAAAAGACCATATTAACTCGGCCTTTAAATATGCAGTTCAACAAATGAAGAAAAGAGGCATCCGCTAATGGCTAAGCAAGTTATCACAATCACTTTAGACGATGCAGTTAATGGCGATACCCACGACATTACTTGCGATGTGAAGTGCGAATTTACCAAGGAAGAAGGTTCAATGGCTGAGTTGTCAGGGCTGTTATTAGAAAAATATATGCCAAGCGTACTATCGCAGACTGGCGAAAAATTGCGATCTGATGTCGAGCGCATTATGAGCGCTCAATCAGTAAATAATACTCACTGAGGTAAATATGAAACCCATTAAAAAAACGCGTAACAAAGCTGCTGCGGCCGTGGCTGTTCCACAGTCTCGCGATGATGTGGCCGCAGACATTCGCACGCTGGGCGATAAACAGCGCGATCTGTTGCGCTTGGAAACTCGGTTAAACGACAAAATAGCCCGCTTAACCAATCTTGTAGCCCCGCAAGCGGAGGAACTTAAAGCCGAAATAAAGAGCCTGCAAGGTGGCGTGCAAACGTGGTGTGAGGCCAACCGCGAAGAGCTAACGAAAGGCGGCAAGACCAAAACGGCCAACCTAACCACCGGCGAGATCCGCTGGCGCTCACGCCCACCGTCAGTGGGTATTCGCAAAGTTGAAGATGTGATCGCGTCTCTCAAGCGCTTGAACCTGTCACAGTTCCTACGTGAGAAAGTTGAAGTGAATAAAGAGGCTATTCTCGCTAAACCTGATGATGTGAAAGGCATTGCGGGGATCACAATAAAACAAGGGGTAGAAGATTTTGAAATTATCCCCTTTGAACAGACCGTAACTGATTAATTAAACCTATTTAATCACCTATTAAATTTTAATCCGGCGTGCATGCCGTGGGTTTCTGCACGCCAAATTTAGGAATTGAGGTATTTAAAGTGAAAACTGATAAGTATTGGAATGAACACACATCCTCTTCTTTTGGGCTGAAGTCGATAGATAAAAATAAGGTGTTTGAGTCTGCATTTGTTCGCTGGGGCTATGACCGCCAGATTATTAAACTCGCCGAAGAATCCAGCGAGCTTTCGGTTGCCGCGTGTAAGTTTGTCGGCCATAGCGGGAATGGTAAAGCGCTGGCGGAAGAATGCGCCGATGTGGAAATCATGATCGAACAGGTTCGTCATAACGGGTTGCACTCGCAAATTGACGCGGAGAAAGAGCGCAAGTTGGCGCGATTGGCTCTCATGCTTGAGGGTTGCGAAGACATAGACGCAGCGCCTGACATGCAGCGATTGCGCGGCAAACTCGACCAGATAGAGCATTTTTTTATGGAGGACTGCGAAGCGTTAACAGATGCGTTTCTGGCTTTTGACTTCCATTTAGCCAGCAATATCTCCCGTCGTGCAGCGGGCCGTTTAATGCACATGGCCCAATTATCCGCACGTATTGCCCGCGTTCGCTCTATTCCATCCCCAGCACGTTCGGAGGCTAAATAATGTTATCTCCATATTTCCAGATCGCAAATAAAGCAGCGACTACAGAACGCGCCGGAAACTATAAGCACGCAGCCATGTTGTGGAGTGAGGCTCGCGATAGTTCCAGCAAAGTGTTGAATCAGCAGTATTGCGAGCACCGCATTGAAGCCTGCGAAAAGCTCCACATGCTGCGCAACGATAATCAAGGGGCGTTGAAATGAATGCTATTTGGTTTCTGGCTGGCTTGTTTTATTACTTTGCTGGTTATTTCTTGAAAGAGGCCTTATTCCCAAATATCGAAAATCGCTGGGAGAATATCAGTTTTATTGTGTTCTGGCCGCTCATCTTGCTGGTTATTTCTTTGTTGTATATCGGTGATTCAATTAGCGAGCTAAGGAGGATGAAATGAAAACAGAGCGAGTGATGCAGACCGCACAGCCTGTAATATCAAACCTGTGCGAAATATCAGCCAAACGGCTTGAAGTTATCGGTTACGGTTCTGTTCCTGCAAGTCTCGAAGAGCAACGCTTTATGGCTCGGGCTTTGCTTTCTTCCCCTGCACAATCTGAAATACCAGAGCCAGTAGCGTGGCGATGTGATAAAGAAGAAACTAGAGGTGTGGTGATTACCGTTCATAAAACAGTAGCTAATCACTGGATTTCAAAAGGATGGAAAGTTACGGCATTGATTGAAGCCTCCACGACATTGGAGACACTTTATGAATAATACCGATTATAAACGCGCCCAGCGTGAGCGGGAACGCGCCGCAGGCGTAAAAACGGTAATCCTTAAACTCACCGCCGATGAGGCTAAAAAACTGGAAATGTGCCGCAGCTTACGTAATGCGGGCGCAGCTCCGTACCAAGAAAATGAATATATTTCTTTATTATTAATTAACGATGCCAATCGTCTTATGGAGCAAGTTAAAGAATTAAAACCGTGTAATAAGTGCAGAAAAACATTACCTGATACCTGCGGCGGCGAATATAAAACAGAATCAGCGTGTTTTTTAAGTCGTGATTACCGTCAGTTGAATCTCACAAATATGACATGTCAGACGGGGGAGTTTTACGGGTTACTGACACGTCACCTAGAAGAAAATGGGCGAGATTTTTGTAATTCCTGCAACGAAAGATACTGCGGAAATTGCTCTTTTTCAAACGGTAAAAAGGTGAATTTCTAATGACTAAGACGCAGCTTATTCGTTTGATCCACGTCGCTAAGCGAACAATGAATATTGACGATGAAACCTATCGCCAGAAATTGATTGTTGCCACCGGCAAAGATAGTTGCCGTGAAATGAGTCTCGAAGAGCTTGAGTCCGCATATTCTGCTTTCAAAGATAGCGGTTTTAAACGCCGCCTAACTAAGGGTAAGAGCAGCCATAAACTACGCGCAAATGAGCATGTGCGTAGCGATATTATTTTGAAAATAAAGGCCGTATGGCTTGAGATGCATCACCATAATATCGTGCGCTGTGGAAGCATGGCTGCGCTTGATCAGTTTGTGCAGCGAATGACCACCAGTAGTAACGGCGGTGAAGGTATAGCTCGAGCTGATTGGCTCACGAATGAATTTGCTACGCAGGTTGTCGAGGCTCTTAAAAAGTGGCACATGCGCGAAATGCGCCAGCGTTTAGATGCAGCAAATATCGTCTTTTATCCTTCAATTCGTGGCTATGTTGCCTTAGCCGAGGCATTCAATGCAGAGGTAAACTGTGGAAAAATTACCCTTTAGTATTTCAGCGCCTAATGGTAAATATTTGCGTATTGTTTGCCCGTTTTGCTCACGCGTCACTAATTACACTACGAGTCGTATTATGTGTGGTTCCTTGGATTGCCGATGTGGTGCCAAAGTGGATTACCTAGAGCGCGTATCTTACAAATCAAAGTAATTGGGGGCTGTATGGCTTGCAAAGAGCGTACTCTTGATTTATTTGCCGAGCATAGTGACGTTGATCCGCTGATTGATAATCTGAGCCTAATCCCTGCGGACGAGCAAGATAAAATCTGGGGCCATACGCTGCGAGATTTATTAGCAGTAATGATAAGCGAAATGAAACGCGCGGGTTTGCCAGATTCTCAGGTCTATGAGCTGGCAAGTAAATTAACATTAGCTATTGCTATTTATATGGGGGGGCAGCAAATATACTTGCCTGCGGGGAATAGATTAAAAATAGCGATTCGTGATACGCTGATTTACGCAGAGTTTAACGGTCGCAACTTAAAACATTTATGCAAGAAATATCGACTTGCTCAAACCGCGCTTTATGGCGTTTTAAAAAGCCAGCGAACAGCCTATGTTCGACGAAAACAATATAATTTATTGTGATGAAAGGACCGCCTCGTGCGGTCTTTTTTTTGCAACTGTGAAATAAGCCTCGCTTAACCCTTCCGATAATATCGACCTGTCAGTTATACGCATCATTATTTTTTTATTAACATATGACGGGTCTTATCATGAAAAGTAAAACTATTCTTGCCGCTGTCGCGTTGTGTTCAGTTGCGTTGTTATCGGGTTGTTCGCACTCATTGCCCGCTAACGATGTGCGTTTAAAGTTAGATGAATGCACCAATGCGCAGCTCGATAACATCGTGTATATGCGTGCCGATAAAAGCGTGCTGAATGTTGTCTGTACCCCAAAGCCTGACGAGATTGTTAACCCGGTGACGGTTAATCATCCGCTCTTCTTTTGGTTATCACCATCACATCAAAAGCCTACCGTACCGCCTTTAAAGGTGAGCTAAGCGGCATGGGTGATTATGTTGATCGTGCGCAGTTTGTTGCCGATGAATATACGCGGGAATGCGTAGCGCGGCAGCTTGCAAAAAGTCACCCAAACACGCAAGCGCGGTCCGATGGGCCGCGATATTGCGAGGGCTGCGGGTGTGTTATTCCAGAGGCAAGAATCTCGGCTATACCTGATGCAGTGTTATGCGTTGACTGTAAACAGTTAGAGGAACGCCGCTATGCCTGAATTTATCCGAAATCATATGCCGTGGGTTGCCTTATTCATTAGCGCCGTTGGCGTTGCGTGGACCATTGTCCTCGCACTTCTTTCTAAAACCTATGTTAAGCGTGACGAGTTTGACGAAATTAAATCTCGACTGGTTAACGTAGAATTGCAAATAAGTGCATTGCCAACCAAGGAACAAATGCACCAAATAGAATTAAAAGTATCCGAAGTGGGCGGCGATGTGAAAGCCATTAAATCGTATATGGACTCAATGCGCCATACGACACAAATGCTGGTTGAGAACGAATTGGAGAAGAGATAAATGTCACTGCGTGAAATTATGGATAAAGAGGCTCGCCTCGTTATTTTGCGTTCTCTGCTAGATTGTCGTGGTGAAGCAAATGAATCTATTTTGCAAAGCTGCTTAGATGTGTATGGCATTAATGTGTCGCGTGATGAAGTCAGAACACAAATGTCATGGCTTAATGAACAAGGCATGATTGAATTAGAAATCGTGGGCAGTTGTTTTGTAGCGACATTAAAAAGCCGTGGGCAAGATGTTGCAGAAGGACGTTCAACGGTGCCGGGAATAAAAAAGCCGCGTATCGGGGAGTAATATGCCGCTGGTTATCATTATTGCCGTATTCTTATTAGGTATTATATTCGGTCATCCTGTATTAATTCCGTTAGCATTTGCAGGGGCCGTTATTCTTGTTTTTATCATCATTGTGGGCGTTATTGCGTGGTGTTTAGGTCCGCGTAAAACGTTTAGGTAAATACGATGGCAAAAGAGAAAACGACTCGCGGGCGAGCCTCAAAAATTAATCTCTTGCCTGAAAGTATACAGCGCGAACTTAACGCGCTGTTGTCAGATAAGACATACACGCAGGAAGATATAAGAAACGCGATTAACGAGCTAATTGATAAGTCTGGTTTATCGCCCGATTTAAAATTAAGCCGAAGTGGCTTAAATCGTTATGCCGTAAATGCCGCCGAAGCCGGAAAGAAAATCCGCGAAATGAACGATATTTCAAAACAGCTTATTAATAATATCGGCATGGAATCCAGTGGCGACACATCAAAACTCTTAATTCAAATGGTGCGCGGTTTAATCTTTGACGTTTCTTTATCGCTGCAAAATGAAGAACGTCAAATTAACGGCAAGGAATTAAAAGAGCTGGCTACGGCTATTGAGAAGCTAGAGAAATCATCAAGCGAAAACCTTAAACGTGAAAAAGAGATCCGCGCCCAAATGGCAGCAGAAGCCGCGAGCGAAGCCGAACGCGAAGCGAAATCGGCTGGTTTAACCGATGAAGCTGCGGCCATCATTAAAAATAAAATTCTAGGTATCGCATGATGACTGAACCCCGCAGAACGCCCAGCGCTGAAATGGTCCTTGAGGCAATGAATAACGCCGCGTTTGATAAAAGCGCGGTGTTATTGGGCTATCAAAAGCGCTGGATTGCTGATGAGTCACCGCTAAAGATTGCTGAAAAAAGTCGCCGAACAGGTATTACGTGGGCCGAAGCGGCTGACGCTGCACTTACGGCTGCGAAGTCCCGAACGGCTGGCGGCTCTGACCATTTCTATATTGGCTCTAACAAAGAGATGGCCCGTGAGTTTATTGATGCCGTCGCCATGTGGGCCAGTGCCTATGGCATGGTGGCAAGCGAAATCGGCGAAGAAGTCTTTAACGATGAAGATAAAGACATCCTCACTTTTGTGGTTAATTTTGGCAGCGGCTTTAAAGTTCAGGCGCTCTCGTCTAATCCAAAGAACCTGCGCGGTATGCAGGGTAATGTGACCATTGACGAAGCGGCATTCCATGACCGGCTGGCCGAAGTGCTGAAAGCCGCGCTGGCGCTGACAATGTGGGGCTCAAAGGTCCGTTTAATCAGTACGCACAATGGCACTGATAACCTGTTTAATCAGCTTATCAATGACAGCCGAGCGGGCCGCAAGCGTTATGCCATTCATACCATTACTCTTGATGATGCCTGCGCAGATGGACTTTATCAGCGTATCTGTCAGGTGACGCGGCAGGCATGGACGCAAGCGAAGGAGGACGAATGGAAAGCCAATCTGCTTAAAGATACAGCTACCGAAGAAGACGCCCTCGAAGAATATTACTGCGTGCCAAAGCAAGGCGGCGGCGCGTATATCCCTCGCCCGATGCTTGATCGAGCCGCCCGCCCTGAGCATGTGGTGGTGTCGTTTGCATCGCCGAAAGGTTGGATGGATTGGACCGAAGAACAGCGACAAGCCGAGGTGTTGGCGTGGTGTGAGGAACATCTCGAACCACTGTTAGATGAACTCGACAAAACCCGCCCCCACGCGTTCGGCGAGGACTTTGCGCGTAAAGGCGACCTGTCTGTTTTTGCCGTGGGCGCTATTGAGTCAGATACCAAGCGCAAAATGCGGATCACTATTGAACTGCATGATGTGACGTACAACCAGCAGCGCGAGATCATGTTCTTCATTCTTGAGCGTCTACCGCGCTTTTGTGGCGCTGCATTCGACGCCACTGGCAACGGCGGCTATTTAGCCGAAGCCGCGCTATTACGCTATGGCTCTGAAATGGTGGAAGCCGTTCACCTGAATGATCCGTGGTATCGCGAATGGATGCCGAAATATAAGGCGCTTTACGAATCGGACATGATTGAAATCCCGCGCAGCGAAGATGTGATCGCCGACCAGCGCCACATTCAAGTGATGCGCGGTGTGCCAAAAATCGACAAATCCCGCACCGAGGGTCAGAACGGCGCGAAACGTCACGGTGATAGCGCCGTCGCTTATTGTATGTGCGTCCGGGCTTCATATATGGACGGCTATGAAATCGACTTTACAGAGATACCCTCCTCACGTCATCACGAACAGAACGCCGAGCAACGCGGGCCGAACTATGACGATATAGACGACGCCTATAACGAGTTTGATCGGGGGTGTTGGTGATGTTTTGGCTTATCTTTGCGCTCCAGTATCTTCTGATTTTTGCGGATATCTTCTCCGGTCAACATGGTGGCGGCATTTTTATTGCCATGCTTTGGTGCTGCTACGGACTTGTTATTTGGATGGAAGCAGGCAGACGCGCAGACATTTTGGCGAATATTTGGTACGCACAGCTTAAAGCGGAAATCAGGAGTTCTCATGGCAAATAAAAGCCAGATTGTTGATGCCACCGGCCGCCCGTTTGAATACCTTGACGAAGAACAAACCAAGGTCGATCCGAATATCGCGCTGGTCGCGGCTAGGACGCAAACGCACCCTATATCGGGTGTCACCCCTGACCGCGCTGCGCAATATCTGCGAGCGGCCGAGCAAGGGAATTTAACCGCGCAGGCGGATATGGCCGAAGATATGGAGGAGAAAGACACTCACCTCCAATCAGAACTCGGCAAGCGTCGCCGCGCCGTGCAAGCCGTTGATTGGATGCTGCAACCGCCACGCAACGCCAGCGCACAAGAAAAGCGTGACACGGAAGCCTTGCAGGAAATCCTTGAAGATGCGAACTGGTGGGAAGACGTCATTTTTGACGCCACTGACGCGATTTTAAAAGGCTATTCGGCGCAAGAAATCCGCTGGGAATATGTCGAAAAAATGCATGTTCCGCGCTCTATCGAGTTTCGTGATCCGGGTATTTTTCAGCTCAATCCGAACAATCGCAATGAACTGATGCTGCGCGATGGTAGCTATACCGGCAAAGCGCCGAACGTATTCGGCTGGATTATTCATCGTGCAAAATCAAAATCAGGCTATCTCTCGCGCATCGGTCTTGTTCGCACGTTAGTCTGGCCGTTCATCTTTAAAAACTACAGCGTGCGCGATATGGCCGAGTTTTTAGAGATTTATGGCCTGCCGATTCGGCTGGGTAAATATCCGAGCGGTGCCAGCGAGAAAGAGAAAGCGACGCTGCTGCGGGCAGTGATGAGCATTGGACATAACGCTGGCGGCGTGATACCGCGTGGTATGGATATTGAATTCAATAATGCCGCCGATGGTCAGAGCGATCCCTTTGTCGCCATGATGGACTGGGCCGAGAAATCGATGTCTAAAGCCATCCTCGGCGGTACGTTAACGAGTCAAGCTGATGGCAAGAGCAGCACGAACGCGCTTGGTGAAATTCATGACGAAGTACGAACCGAGGTCCGTGATAGCGACTTAAAACAGCTTGCGATCACGTTAAACCGTGACCTGATTTATCCTATGTATGCGCTGAATTTTCCGTCATACCGTGGGCCGCTACGTCAGCCGCAGCTTGTCTTTGATACTCGCGAACCGGAGGACATTAAGACCTACGCGGATTCATTGCCGAAGTTAGCGCCGTTTATGAACATCCCGGCACGCTGGGCGCATGAGAAAATGGGAATACCCGAGCCGCAGCCGGGGGACTTGGTTATTTCGTCCGAGGGTGAGGTTCCCTTTGAAAAACCGGTGCCAAAGGACGAAAAGCCACTAAGCAAAGACCCGGCAGCATTAGCGGCCAACAATCCAGAACTGGATGATTTAGACGATATGGCCGCCAGCGTCACCGGCGAACAATGGTCTGCGGTGATGCAGCCAGTATTGCAACCCGTTATTGACGCTATTCAGACAGATGGCCCAGAGGCCGCGATGAAGAAGGCGGCCGAGCTGTTCCCGCAGATGGACGATAGCCAACTTATTAAATTGTTGCGCGGTGCCATCTTTGCGGCCGACGTTTACGGGCGATTAGAAAATGTCGAAGAGTGACGGCGTTGATTTAGGCGTCGCCGCCAGTCTGCCGCCAAAAGAGGCAATTAGCTACTTTGAGTCGAAAGGCTATAAGGTTTCGTGGAATTGGTACGAAACCCTCGAAGAGGCGCACGCCCGCGCCTTTACTGTGGCTAAGTGCGTTAACCTCGATGTGCTGAACACGCTCCGTGATGCCGCCAAAAAAGCGCTCAAAACGGGCATGACTGAAGAGCAGTTTGTTAGCGAGTTAACGCCGACGTTGCAAAAGCTCGGATGGTGGGGAAAGCAGGTTATTGTTGATAGTACCGGCACCGCGCAAACGGTGCAGCTCGGTAGCCCGCGACGCTTAGCGACGATTTACCAGACTAACACCCGCACTGCGTATGCTGCCGGGCGCTATACGCAGATGATGAACAACGCCGAAATGTTCCCGTATTGGCAGTATGTGGCCGTCATGGATACACGCACTCGTCCCGCCCACGGCGAGCTTAACCTTATGACGTTTCGGTACGACGATCCGTTTTGGCAAACGCATTACCCACCGAACGATTGGGAGTGTCGCTGTCGCGTTCGTGCGCTGAGTGAGGCTCGTTATCAGGCGTCAGGCATAAACGTTACCGATAGCTCTGGCATGTTGACGACGAACACCGTTGACGCCGGTGTCGATCCGTTTACGGGTGAGGTTTATCAAACCACGGTTACGACATTTAACAATGGCCACGTAAAAATGACGCCGGGCGCGGGTTGGTCCTACAACGTCGGCTCGGCCGCATTTGGCACTGACGCAGCTGCGTGCCGCAAGTTGATTGAAACACCCGATCCGGATTTACGCCGCCAGTTTATCCAGACGCTGAACGGGGCTCCGGCGCGGCAGGTGAATTACGGTGTCTTTGTGAATCAGGTTTTGGCTGGACGTGCGCTGGCAGGTGCCGTTCAATCCGTCGGATTTGTGTCCGAAGATATTGCCGATCAGGTCCAGCAACAGCTCGGCCAGCCGCCTGCACGGCTGATGACCATAAACACCGAGCAAGTGAAAGCCTTAACGACCGTCAGTGATAGCGTCCCCGCACCGCTTAAAGCGGGCGATGTGGCCGAGCTGGCGGCGATTGTCGCTAAGCCGCAGGCGGTATTGCTTGATCCCGCTTCGGGTGATCTGCTTTATGTCGGCAATGCGCAGGCAAACAATGTCGTTGCCGTAGCACCGATGGGCGAAGCCGGAAAAGCCGCGCTACAAAATACGGTGATCGGGGCGCAAGTCATACCGCCAGCCACACTTCAAGCCGGTATCGAGAGCGGTCAATATACGTTAATTCAGGGGGCGCTATGAAAATTGAAGTGGTAGAGAGCGGCGCAACGGCAAAGCTGCGCAAAGGCTTTAAAAATCTGGCCGACGTCAAAGCGGTCACAAAGCCGGTGATGCGTGAAGCCGCAGGGGCTCTGCATGAATCGACTGAATACGCTTTCGAGCAGGAACGCGATCCGACAACTAACGCGCCGTGGTTGCCATGGTCTGATCCATGGAAAGAATGGCGAGAGGAACACGGCTATACACCTGAGAAAAAATTGTCGCTAACGGGACAGCTTGCCAGCTCAATGACGACAGACTATGGCGACGATTACGCGCTGATAGGCACCAACAAAGTATATGGTGCTATACACCAATGGGGCGGATTGTCCACCATGCCGCCAGGCCCGCGTAATATTCCCGCCCGTCCGTATATGGGATTGGATGACACCGGCGAGCAGCTCATCCTTGCGTCTATTAATAAAGCCGTCAATAAGGCTTTGGGGACTAGTTAAACTCATTATCAATTTGTAACTTTTAATATCATACAGACCAACTTAATCGGGTTTTAATAGGGGTTACTTTGATACGACAAGGAATTTTTTGTGTTTAATCAACGCATTTCCCCCCTTATTTCTGGCGTAATGCTGACGTGCTCATTTTGCTTGAGTGCATCGGCGGCAACTAAAGCAGATGAGGGCATCGAGTGGCCTCCATACAGTGATGCATTGACCAGTGGTCCTCGTGCCGGTTTTTTCCCTCACACTGATAAATACGTCACCTTGCTAGGTGCTCCACAATTTTTAAAAAAAGGCATGTTTTATTTTTCTATTCCACAAATTTGGTATGAAAAGCAAGATGGTTCAACCTTGATGGAGGAAGGGAAATTGTTAAAACGAGCGAAAGATAAATTTGTTGGTGGTCGAGTTTGTGACGCTGTCGCTCTTGGTGTTGACTTACGCGAAGGAAATTATTCATGGCAGTGCGTTGATGAAATGATAGGGACAGATAAATTTTACTTTCGCAAAGATGATCCTGTCCTTACTGGCGCAAAAATTAAGCCTGAAAAAAGCACACCAATCAATCCAAAATTAGCGGCTATCTTAGAACCATAGTAAAACCCGTAAGTAACGCGCTAGGAACGTCATAGCGACCTTACCGGTTCAATGGTACGACGCAGATGCATTTAATAGCGTGGTGCGCGATTTAATAGCCTTTTAATAGGGGTATCACGCTGCGTTACCGCTGCCTTTTACTTTTACCGTGAGTTTCTCTATCGAATAGTTTAGGATTTGACCAAAGCCCGCAGTTAATCCCTGTGGGCTTTTTTTGCAACTGTGAAATAAGCCTTCCTTTATATCCGCGTCAAAATGCGGCTATGAAAACACAAACCCCAAACTTTAAAAAAACCTCAATCGCTATCCTCTCTGCGCAGACATTGCCGACGAGCGGACAAATCGGCGTATTGAGTGCCGAAATCGACGCCACCGGCGACGAGTGGAAACAGCTGCTGCCCGCTGGAAAGTTTGCGGCGCGTGATGGCCGTCCGTTCGATGTTGCAGGCGGTCAGTGGCTTATGGATGAGCTGGCATTTCAATTCATGACCTCGCGGTTCACTGAAATGAATCAGCCGATTGTCGTGGATTACAACCATCAAACCGTTAACAAAGACCAGACTGGCAGCGATGCGGTGGCCGCTGGCTGGGTTGAGTCTGCTGTTGACTTGAAATTCGACCCTGAAAAAGGCCTGTTTGTTCGTCCACGCTGGACGGCTCGCGCTCAAGCGCACATCGACAATAAAGAGTTTCGCTATCTGTCCGCTGTCTTTCATTACGAAGTTGAATTCGGCCGCCCGTTTGAGCTGCGCATGGTTGCGTTGACGAATGACCCCGGCGTCACCGGCATGGCTGCACTCGCTGCTTTGTCTGCTACTTCCCCCTCATTGGAGATTGAATCCGTGAATAAAAACGTTATTGCCCTGTTTGAAAAGCTGGGCGTCAAAGTTGAAGACGGCAAAGAGCCGACTGATGCGCAATGCACGGCGGCGTTGTCTGCGGTTGATGTTGCGCTTGCAGCCGTGCCAAAGGCTACCGAGCTAGAAACCAAAATCACCGCATTATCTGCGCAGTTGCAACAGCCCGGCGCTGCGGTGGATTTATCGAAATATGTGCCGGTTGAAACCTACAACGCGGTACTGGCCCAAACTGCAACGCTATCAGCAGAGAACGGCGCGGCCAGCGTTGAGAAAGTGATCGAAGATGCTCGCGCTAAAGGGCAAGTGGTCGCGGCCGAGGTGGATTATTTGAAGCAGTTCGGCACGCAAAAAGGCGTTGCTGAGCTGTCTGCGATGCTAGAAAAACGCCCGGCAATTCCTGCCCTAGTTGCCCGTGAGGCCGACGATACCTCGCGAAAAACGTCAGGAACCGGCACCGCTGAACTCTCGGCCGAAGATTTACAGGCCATCAAAATTACCGGCATTTCTCGCGAGAAATTCCTCGAACAACGTAAGAAAGAGCAGGAGCAGCAATAATGGCTATTATCACAAACCCGCTACTACAGGCACTGCGTACCTCGTTTGATTCGTCATTCCAGAAAGGTCTGGATGATGCCGGGTCACAGTATAAAGACGTGGCAACGGTCATTGAGTCCTCATCAAGCTCGAACGATTACGGCTGGCTCGGCTCGATGCCTGATTTAGTCGAGTGGGTCGGCGATCGCCCGATGACTGACATTAAAGAATTTGGTTATCAAATCTTTAACAAGACGTGGGCCAATGGCGTCAATATCAAGCGTGACAGTATTGAAGATGACAACCTCGGCATGTATGCGCCGCTGTTGCAAATGCTCGGGCGTAACGCCGCTCTGTTCCCTGATAAGCAAATCTTTCCTTTATTTACGAATGGATTCGATGCGCCTTGCTATGACGGACAAAACTTCTTTGATACCGATCACCCGGTTTATCCGAATACCGATGGAACTGGCGCGGCAGCAAGCGTTGCCAACGTCTTTATGCAAAGCGAAGACTGGACCGGCCTGTCGTGGTATCTGCTAGACCTGTCTAAACCGCTGCGCCCCGTGATTTGGCAAGACCGCCGCCCGGTGGCAACCACGGCGATCACTGCGCCTGATGCTGATACCGTGTTTCGAACCAACAGCTATGCCTACGGCTGTGACTTGCGCGGTAATGCCGGTTACGGATTCTGGCAGATGGCGTACTGCGGGCTGGCTGATTTGACCAGCGATAACCTCTGGACCGTATTTGAGGCTATGACGCAAATCCAAGGCGACGGCGGCCGCGAGCTAGATATTACGCCAACGCATTTACTGGTGCCAAAGGGCTTACGTAAACAGGCTACCCAGTTGTTAGAGCGTGAATTCATCGCAACCGAAAACGGCACGGTGAGCAACGAATGGAACGGCTCAAAACTTGAGCTGATTGTCGGCGCATACCTGTAAGCCTTTAAACCCGTTTTAATCAACGAATAAACGGCTATTAACGGCCGTTTATAGGAGCCAGAAAAATGAATCACAACGCTCATGAGGTGTTCAATGTTAAGTTGCAAAGCACTCGCGATGATAATTATCGCCGGGGTGGCTACGCTCTCAAGCGTGGCATTAATGACCTTGAAAATGTCTCCCGTTCGTCCGTTATCGCCTTTAAACGCGATCCTTCTATTGCCTTGCTTAACGTTGAGCCGATGGGCATGGGTACTGAAGAAAATTTGTCCTCCGAGCTTGATGCGTCGTATTCGGCGCTTAAAGACGCCGGGGCGCAGCCGCTGGATGGCGCTGCTGGTCAATTAAATGCCAGTGGGGGCGAACAGAACGCGGTGCAGTTTCTTGCTGGGCTAATTGACCAACTCACGCCCGCGCAATTCACGCAAGGCGGCGTGCCGGATGCCAAGGCACTGTCTGCACTGGCTGAGCGTACTGTTAGCGCTGCCGAACGTGACGAAGCATTCGCGCTACATCAAGCGATGAAAGCGGCTAAAGCTGAGCAGGAACAACAATAATGACGTATGCGACGGTAGCGGATATGGAGCAGCGTTATTCAAAAGTGGAGCTGATTAAGCTCACGAATAAGAATGCGCCCGCATCACGAGAGATTGACGAAGCGGTATTAAGCACGGCTCTCGATACTGCTAGTAGCATGATTGACGGTTATCTCGCGGTCCGTTATTCGCTGCCGTTGTCTGACGTTCCAATCGCATTGACGCAGGCCGCGTGCGTCATTGCGCGTTATTCGCTGGAATCCGGGCGAGCCACCGACCAAGCCACGGACCAATACAAAGCCTCTATTCGTTATTTAACTGACATTTCAAAAGGCAATGTGCAGCTCGGCCCCGGCACAGATGGCACGACGCCGGATAATAACGACGGTGCGATCATTGAGTCGGCTGGCTCGGTGTTTGCGCGTAAAAAATCACATGGGTTTATCTGATGATTGCAGAAACTGAAACCGCGCTGCTCGCGCATATCCACGCGGTGCTGGGCGATAGCTGCAACTTTGTTGAGCCACATCCGGGCAACTGGAGCGACGATACGGTCAACGAGATTATTCTGTCCGGCCCGTCTGTTTATGTTGCGTGGCTGGGTGCAAAACCGACCTCGCAGTCGTATGTCATTAACAACGAATGGGCCGTGTTTATTGTTGCAAACGTGTTGAACGGGACACGCGAAGACCCGCTCGGCGCGTATCAGATGGCCGAGAAAATCATGGCCATGTTTGCGGGTCGTCAGTTGGCGGGCGTAGGCACGATGAAGTTTGATCGCGCTAAAAACCTGTGGAGCGACATTCGCGCAGGTGCCGGTAATGCGGTTTACGCGCTGTACTTCATGAATCCAGCCATCGTCGAACCTGTTGTGCCGGTGGGTGAGCTTGATGATTTCCTGCGTCACTATCAGGAATTTAAACAACGTGACGGTGCGCCAGTGCTTAAAGCGCTGGTTAATTTGCCCGGCCCCGGAGAAAACCATGAAGAAAGTTAAGCTTTACCCTGCCCGCGAAGGGCTGATTATTCGTGATCCGCGCACGATGAAGCCGCTAGCCGAAACCGGGGAAGAAAAGCCCAAATCCGGCTATTGGCTGCGCCGTATCCGCGAGGGCGACGTAACGTTAACGCCGCTGGTTATAAAGAAGAAAAAGCCCGTAACGGTGGAGGATAATTCTAAATGACGATCCAATTAAACGATATTCCCGCATCGACTTATACGCCGCTGGTGCATATCGAGATCAACAATACCGGCGCAAATACCGGCCTGCCTACCGCGCTGAATAAAGTCTTGATTTTCGGCCAGCAGGACAGCACGGCCACGGTTGCCGAAGGCACTCTAAATAACGTGTTTTCGCCGCAGATGGCGCAAGCGCTGTATGGCCGCAGCTCAATGCTGGCGGCAATGGTTGCCGGTTTTAAAACACTGAATGCAGATGCTGACGTGTGGGTCATTGGTCTAGATGATGATCCGGCCGGTATTGCGGCTGCGGGCGGCTTGTCTATCACCGGAACGGCCACGGCCAGCGGCACATTATCGGTTATGATTGGCGGTATTCGTATCCGTCAAGCTGTCTATGCGGGCGACACCGGCGCGGAAATCTCAACAGCGTTGATTGATACGGTAAACGCCAATTTAGATGTGCCAGTCATTGCTAGCGCGTATGTGGCTCCACCGCCGCCAGAGGGGCAGCTTGCGGCAGATATTACGCCGACCATTGTGTTTACTGCTCGTCATGCGGGCGAATGCGGCAACGATATTGATATTCGCTACAACTACTATACGGGCGAAATGCTGCCAGCGGGTGTCGCTGTTGATGTTGTCGCCATGACGGGCGGCACGGCTAACCCGGATGTGAGTCTCGCCATTGCCGCGATGGGCGATACGTGGTGGAACTATACGGTTAACCCATACACCGACGCTGCTAACCTCGACGCACTCAATGACGAGTTGGTCAGTCGCTGGGGACCCATGAAGATGATCGACAGCCTCGCGTTCAGTGCGTTTCGCGGCACGCTTGCGGAAACCACGACATTTGGCCTGTCACGCAATGATTATCTGATGACTGTTGTTGGCACTGGCCTTGTACCGCAGCCGCCGTATGTATGGGCCGCGTGCATGGCCGCAGAGTCTATTGCATCGCTTGTCATTAATCCTGCCCGCCCGCTGCAAACGCTCGCCGTCTCGTATTTGTTGCCACCGGCTGCGGCTGACAGATGGCCGCAAGAGGACCGTAACACGCTACTGCATGACGGTATTTCAACGTATACAGTCAACAGCGACACGGTGCAGATTGAGCGCATGGTTACGCTATATCAGCTTGATGCTTACGGTAATCCAGATACGTCCTATTTGAACCTGACAACGCCAGCCACGCTTAGTTATATCCGTTATGCAACACGCTTAGATATTGAGCAAAAGTTCCCGCGTTGTTCGCTTGCTGATGACGGCACGCCCGTTGCGCCGGGTCAGGCTATTGTGACCCCGGCAATTATTAAAAATGAACTGATTGCGCTGGGCTATCAATTAAATACGCAGGGGCTTATTGAGAATATGGATGCGTATATTCAGACCCTGCAAGTTGAGCGTGATACAGAAGACCGTGATCGCGTTAACGTCGCGAGCAGCCCGGATATTGTTAACCAGTTCCGTCAGTTTGCGATGGCAATGAATTTCATTAATTAAGAGGCTTATTTATGACCAGTCCTTACGGCGTCATGGGCCGTGCGCTTATTAGAGCGAACGGTCAAGAATTATCAACGCTTGACGGTGCAACTTTTACCCCATCGGGAATAACTCGCACCACGGTAAAAGGCTATCGGGTGATTGGTTGGCAGGCCGCAACACAAGAGGCTCATCTTGAATGTAAGGTCCAACAAACACCGGGCGGCGTGAGTGTTGATGATATTAATAATATGGATAATGTCACCATTACGTTTATTGCTGACAGTGGCGAAACGTGGACGATTGCGAATGCGTGGAGTGATGGCGGCGCGACGTTATCCGATAAAGGTGAAATTGACGCGAAATTCACCGGTGTTAAATCCCAGAGGACAGCATAATGAAATTTAATTTAAAACACGGTTTAACGGTGGGTATTGATAAAGATAAAGTCACCCATACGGAAATTGAAATTAGTAAAGTCACCACAAAACTATTACAACAGGCAAAGGAAGCGGCTGAAAAAGTCGTCCCTACGCCAACCGGCTATGAATTATTAATTAGCCCGACGATTATGGAAAATGAAATTCTGCGACGTCGCATTGTAAGAATTGGTGATATTCAAGGGCCATTACAGATAAAAGAGTTTTATAGTCTGCATGAAGATGATATTGACCTGATTGTCAAAAATATGCAGGAATTCGATAAAGCGGAGGACTTAGATAGCTCGGGGCGATTGGATACGAAGCCTGCCTGATATTGAACGCGGTGCGTTAATTCTCGGCAAGGCTTCGGCGGGTGGTCCAGAATGGGCCTTTAATCTCCCGATTTCAAAACTGCTTTATTACTGTAAACATAATCTCAGTGAGCTAATTAAACATGGCTACTAGTCAATTAAAAGCGTCAATCATTATTGATTTGACGGGCAACTTAATGAATAAGTCCCGTCAGTTTAGTAACGCTATAAGCTCAATGTGTCAGAAAAACTCTGCATCATTTAAATCAATGGCGAATGATGCGAAACAATTATCTAACTCGATTGATAGTTTAGGTAATAAAGCGGCAATGTCATTTACAGCGGCGGGATATGCGTTTAATAAAACGTTTATTAAAACCGCCGCCATGTTTGAGCGTTATCAAATCCAGAGTGCGTCATTATTTGGTGGGGATGAAGGCGGACGCAAGGCGATGGCGTGGGCGAAGCAGGACGCGAAAGACACCGTATTATCACTTGAGCAAGTCATGGATATGATGACCGAAATGAAATCTTTCGGCATGAATCCGATGGACGGTACGCTCAAGACGATGGAAGACGTTTCAGCGATGCATGGCTGGGATTTTGACAAGCTGCATGGCGCCATGCAGCAAATAGAGCAAATGTCTGCTAAAGGGAAAATAGGCATGGATGATGCCAAAATTTTATTTGGTTATGGCATCAACATGTATCAGGAAATCGCAACAGCTACAGGTCACACCAAAAAAGAAATAATGGCTTTGGGTGCTAAGGGATTATTGACAACTAAAGCGATCCGCATTGCACTGGCTCAATTACATAAAGAAAGTGACGGCGCGTCATCAAAAGCCATGAAAACATGGGATGGCATGATTTCCAATCTAGGTGATGATTGGCAGCAATTTGTTGAAAATGTCATGACGCGTGGCGTATTTGACAAATTAAAAGGAAGGTTGCGAGCCATAAAATCATTGGTTGAAAACCCTACTCAGTCTAATCAAGGTGCGCATAATACCGCTGCGATTTTAAATAAATCAATTGACCAAGCCACAGCAGCAGGTAGTGGTTTATGGGAAGTATTAAAAGGTGTTGGTAGCACGGTTGAATATATCGCGACCGAGGCTGGGAAAGTTTCGGCTTATTTTGGTGACAGCTCAAAGAATATTGATTCTAGCGTTAGTGGTATGAAAACGCTGGCCGAAATTGTGGCCTCTTTATATATCGGTAATAAAGTTGTGCGCATGGGGGCACCACTAGTTAAAGGCGGCTATAAAGTTGCCCGCGCCGGTTATAAGGTCGGCAAAGGCACAGTAAAGGCTGGGCGTTGGAGTTGGCGCAAAATATTTGGCGGCGGTTCACCAGAGATTGGTGATGAACATAAACTGGGTGCGCCAGAATTACCGGGCGGAAAATCTGCCGGTGTTGAGCGTGTCTTTGTGACGAACTGGCCGAAATCTTTCGGTATGGATGATAGCGGTTCTTTTAGTGGCTCCGATGGTAAGAAAAGCCGCCGTAAAAAAGGCCCCGGCAAAGGCCGCAGTAAGTTTTCTCGTATCCTTGGTGCAGGTGAAGAAGTGCTTGAAGACGTGGAAAACGCTGCGGGGAAAAAAGGCCTGTGGGGAAAAATCAAAGGGATTGGCAATAGCGCGGGACGTTATGCGAAAGGCCTGCCGTTGCTGGGTGCTGCACTCACGGCCGTGGATGTGGCGACTGATGATAATAACACTCAACGCGGCGGCGATATTGGCAGCTCAGCCGGTGCATGGGTGGGCGGTGCGCTGGGGACATTAACGGACGAATTTACCGGGCCGTTTGGCACGATTATCGGTGCGCAAATCGGCCAAACCATCGGCGATAAAATTGGCTCGGCAATCGGCAGTTGGTTCGATGATGACAAAAAGCCTGCTGATGCCGCTGCACAACCAACGAACGGTAAGATTGACCTCAATATCAATTTACCAGCTGGTGCGTCTATTGATTCGTCAATGTCGTCATTTGGTGGATACAACCCATTCAATCTGATGACCGGAGGCTATATCCCATGACAGCGACCAGTTCAACAGCGACAACTGCCAGCGCAGCGAATTGGCTAACGGCTATCGGCGACGGTTCCGGCTCGTTTCGCGGCGTTAAATTCGACCTAAAAGGCCAGCAAAGCCAAAACGGCGGCCGTCGCACGGCAAAGCGTGAGTTTCCGCTGCGTGAGAACGGCGGCGCGGATGATTTGGGTAAGCGCCTGCGCGAATACACCTTTAACGCGGTGATTGTTGGCGTTGATTACCTGTCTCGCCGTGACGCGCTAATTAACGCACTCGACGCGCCCGGCCCCGGCGAACTCGTTCACCCAAATTTGGGAACGATGCAGATTCAGGTTGATACATGGCACTGCGACGAAGACACGTCGAGCGGCGGCAGTGCTGATTTTAGCGTCACGTTTATGCCTCCGCTGGATACCTCGGCACCGATATCAACGGCCGACGCAGCGGCAAAAACCAAGAGCGCGGCAGGCACAGCAGCGGATGCGCTGAACGGTGATTTTTCTAACGGCTGGTCAATTGATGATTTATCGCTGCACGATATTACCGCCATCGTTGATAACGCCACTGCGCAGATCAATCAAATTACGTCGAGCATTCAACAAGCATTCGGCGTACTTGATGACCTGAGTAGCATTATGTCGTCGGCATCCGCGTTGCAAGCGGCGTTATCCGGTTTGATCTACGAACCCGCCGCGCTAGTGCATCAAATGAATAACTTGATCGGCAGCGTGGATGGTGTAGCGAATACGGCTGGGCAGTCATTCAACGCGTACAAGTCGATGAGCGATCAGATGCGCTATACCAGCGGCACCCCAGATGTTTTAGAGACCACGGACAGCAGCGGCACGCCGCAGCCCGCACTCGTGACACAGCCATCCACGGCGCAAGGCAAAACAGCGGTAAACCAGTTTAATACGATGGTTTCACAGCTTGTCACGCTGCAACAGACGTCGAGCGCGTCGGCAATGCTGACTGAAGCGATCACCTTAAACAACAAGCAAGGGACACGAACCGGGCGCAAGGCGGCACAGCTTGAAGTGGCCGCGCCGGTCAATCTTCCCTCTTTAGCGATTCAGACAAGCGAAGATGCACAGTCTATTACGAAAGAGCTGGCGGGTAGCTTAGACGTTTTAACTGGGCTGAATAGCACGTTTAACTGGCCGATGGCTGAGGATTATACACGCCGCCTGCGCTTGATATTTATCGCCGATATGACAGCGCGCGGCCAGATATTGCCGGGTGCCATTACGGCTACCACGACAACAACCGAACCAGCGTTAACGTTCTTAAATCGCATTACGGGCAATGCGTCCGAGTGGGCTGAATTTACGCGTCGCAACAATATTAAAAACCCGCTCTTTTTAATGCCGGGTGACAGTTTTGAGGTAATTGCAAATGGCAACGAATAACGCAGCAAATTACAACGCACGCGCACTGAATAATGCCGTCGTGCTCGAAATCGGTGGCAAGTCATTTACAGGCTGGTCGTCCGTCTCTGTGAATCGCTCAATTGATAATGTTGCTGGGCAATTCAGCCTCGGCATTATTAAGCCGGTTAATTTAACGGTGGATTCATTAACGCCGGGCTTGCCTGTTCGCCTAACGATTAATGGCAAGCCGGTTGTGACGGGTTGGCTTGATGATAATCAACCGGAAATCACCTCGGATGATTATTCCATTCAAATCAGCGGCCGCGATAAAACCGGCGATCTGGTCGATTGCTCTGCTATCTATAAGGGCGGTATGTGGTCTGGTCGAACGCTGGCTCAAATTGCAGCCGATTTATGCCAGCCATTTGGCATTACTGTCCTGTGGCAAGTCACTGAGGCCAGCGCTGGTAAACCATTTGGTTCGTTCAAGCTTGAACATAGCGAAACCGTATACGAAGCGTTAGGCCGCGCTGCACGCCAGCGCGGCGTGCTGATGACGTCCAATGCCACCGGCGATCTGGTCTTTACTCAAGCTGGAACGGCGAGCGCTGGGAGCCTCGAAATAGGTAAAACATTGGCAAAGCTCAGCGGTCAGAACAGCTGGCATAACCGCTTTAGTTTGTACCGAATTTGCGGCGGCCATGCCGCTGGCGGTGGGCTCAGTGACGTGATGGATGTAGGCCAGATTACGGGGCCGCAGGCTGATGTTGTTGATCCGGAAGTCACGCGCTATCGCCCGACTATCAAAATTGCCGATCACAATATTACGCAGCAAACCGCGTGGGCGCGTGCAGACCATGAGCGACGCCATGCGATAGCGAAATCAACACGCTATGACGCCGAAGTGATCGGCTGGTATCAAGCAGACGGCCAGCTGTGGGACGTGAATAAAATCGTTAATGTCACAGCGGCCGTGCTGAATATGAATGCAGTACCGTTATTAATTGCCGAGGTGAGTTATCAGCTCGACGATAAAGGATTAACCACAAAATTAACGCTCGCCCCACGTGAGGGTTATATCGTGCCGGTTGAATCCGATAATAAAGGTAGTGGCACCAGCGCCAAATATGCCGACGTGGTGGGAGATTAATAGAGATGGATATTAACCGCTTATTAGATCCGATTATGCGCCGTGTTCGCCTTATTATTAGTCGTGGCAAAGTGACCGGCGTCACTGACGGCCATAAAACGCAAAATTTGCAGGTGAGCCTATTTGCCAATGAGACGATGGATGATGTTGAACGGCTAATTGAATACGGGTTGATTAGCGTGCCACCGGCTGGAAGTCAGACCGTTGTCGCATTTTCTGCGGGCGTGCGTGCTCATCCCGTTGCGCTGGTTGTTGCTGACGGCCGCACGCGGCCAACCGGGCAAAAAACCGGTGACTCTGGGTTATATCACCTTGAGGGGCATCAAATATTATTAACCGAAAACGGCGAGATAGTGATTACCTGCAAAAAGCTGCGTTTTGAAGTTGAGGAAGACGTCACGACGAATTGCAAAAACTGGTCAGTGAATGCCAGCGAGTCGGCCTCAATCACCAGCGCCGCTATCTCTTTGAATGGCTCGCTGGAAATGTTCGCGCAGGACGGTGAAAGCGACAGTACCGCGACATTGCACGGCGATCTGAATATGACCGGCACCAGTACCGCCGAGGACCATATTTCTGGCGGTCATAGCGGCGCGACTCATGGACACGGCGGCGTAGAGCGCGGCGACGGCGAAACGGACGGCCCAACATGACCGATATTGCTCTGATTTGGAAAGACAGCCACGGCGATATCGCGCAGGACGGCATCGACCTATTAACCGACGATTCAATAGAAACTGCGGTCATTATCAGCTTGTTTACGGATCGCCGCGCCGAACCCGGCGATGCGATCCCCGATGGTACAGACAACCGGCGCGGCTATTGGGGTGATGCATATCGAGCGCGGCCAATTGGCTCACGGTTGTGGTTATTAAGCCGTGAGTCGCAATTGGCCTCGGTGCTCACGGATGCGGAAACCTACGCCGCCGAGGCGCTGCAATGGTTGCTCGATGATGGGCTCGCTAGCGCTCTGGCTATTACGGCCACTAACCCGGCGTTTGAGATGTTAGCACTACGTATCGACATTACGCTGCCGGATGGCAGTCCACTGCCACCATTTGAATTTAATACCACATTAACGGGGCGATAAATGCCATTTAATGAAAAGACACTACCGCAGCTGATTGCCGAAACGCAGGCTGATATTGAGAGCCGTTTGCCGGGGTCATACGCTCGCGTTAATGAGAAGACATTGAATGCCATCGCATTCGCGCAAGGCGGCGTAGCGTCAGGGCTACAAGCTAAAATCGCATGGCTGGCACGTCAGGTTATTCCGACTGAATCCGATCCGGAGAAGCTTTCCGAATGGTGCCTTGCGTTTGATGTGCCGCGTAAACTGCCGAGCGTTGCGAGCGGCCCGCTCCCCGTCACTGTGACCGATGCGGTTGTCATTGTAGCAGGAACGCGCTTCCAGCGGCCCGATGGCGTGACGTATGAAACCAGCACGGATGTGGCAAGCAGTAGCGCGGGCCAGATTAGCGTTACAGTGAAAGCCCTCGATGCGGGCGCAATTGGTAACACCCCGGCAAACGTGAAATTTACAATAGTAACGCCGCAGGCGGGCGTTCAATCCACAACAACGAGTACGGCTGCGTTAACCGGTGGCGCTGATATTGAGAGCTTATCGCGCTGGCGTTCACGCCTCATCTTTCGTATGCAATACCCGCCAGCGGGTGGCACAACGTATGACTATGAACGCTGGGCGATGGAATGCGCCGGAGTGACGCGAGCGTGGTGCTATAAGGGCTGGCAAGCGGCCGACGTTGGTGTTTCGTTCGTGATGGATGACAGCTCGCCGATCATCCCCACTACCGACGATGTTCAGCGTGTCGCGGCGTATATCGGCGGCCACCGTGACCCGATAACCAATCAATGGACAGGCCAGCCACTCGGCCCTGAAGTTGTTGTTTTCGCACCGACGCCGGTGAGCGTCGATATCACCGCGAAACTGGTGCCGAATAATGCCACGACGCAGGCTAACGCATTAGCCGCCATTAATCAGTTTTTCAAAGATGAATTAATACCGAATGGCACGCTGTATTACTCAAAACTTGCGGCGGTTATATCTGATGCAGCGGGCATCACTAATAGCCAGTTAATTACCCCTGCCGCTGATGTGACGAGCGACGCTGGGCAGTTGCTAGCACCGGGAGTAATCACATGGCAATGAATGACGTTGATTATCAGCGAGCCATGCTGCAACTCATGCCAACCGGCGCGGCATGGCCGCAAGACCCAAACAGCACGCTCGGCGAGTTGCTTCATGCGTTGGCTGATGGTTATGCACGTGCTGATAGCCAGTCTGATGAGGTTGCTATACGCGAGTCTATGCCGCGCACGGCGCAAGATTTGCTGACGGATTGGGAAACTTGTTTAGGGCTTCCCGAATGTGGTGATCTGGGTGACACAGTCGTTAAGCGTCAGCAAGCCGCACAGGCAAAATTTGCGATGGCCGCTAGCCTCAATCTGTATTTTTACGAAGAGTTAGCGCTAGAGCACGGCTACGTTATCAAAATTTATCAGGCGTTTGCGCATAACTGTATGCGTGATTGTATGTACCCGCTTGTGCCGCAAACCGTGCGATTTACAGCCTATGTTTACGTCTATAACCAGATTGACAGCTATCGGGCCACGTGCCTCGATAGCTGCATGACTCCGTTGCTCATTTATGAATCTGGCGAACTGGAATGCTTGCTTGAACGCTATGGACCTGCGCATGAGAAGTTTATTTATTTTTACCCCCAGCAGTGAGGATTAATTATGTATTACGTTGATAACGCCAGCGGCATTGCGCAAATGCCAGCATTAAAGCCCGTCTATAGCACAAGCCCAACGTGGTTTACCGAGGGCGGCGGCTCAACTCCGCCGACGTATCCGGGGCCGGATACGTTTAACATGATTATTTCTGAGATGATTAACGTGCTCGAAGCGGCAGGCATGACGCCCAAAAAAGATAGCCTCACACAACTTTCAGAGGCTATCTCTAAGATAGTTTCAGATGGCATAGCGGGACTAGGCACTGCTGCAACGCACAACGTACAAACATCACCAACGGATACAACAGCTGGCGCAGTGTTACTGCCGGGGGCATATGGGTGGGGGGGCGTTTCTATAGCGACCGCAACAACGTCTAATTCTGATTTACATCATTTGCCGGGCATGTCGTTCAACGCGGTTCGTGAATACGTGTCATCTGATAGTTCGGTAGATTTAATTGGTATTAGTGGCCTCTCATCTAACGGAAATTTAGCCGAATGGCTTGCGCCGGAGAATGGCGCTGATGGAACTAAACTAGCCGTCAGGAACATGACCACATTATTCACTATTTATAGTGACATGAATGAACCACCTTATCCAGTGACGTCAGTAAATGGGGAGACAGGCGCTGTTGTACTAACTGCGAGTGATGTTAGTGCACTACCTGACACTTACACACCACCTGCACCGGATTTAAGTGCATACATCACAACAAGCGCGGCTGATGCGAAATACCAGCTTAAAAACACAGCGTCAAAAGCAGTAAATGGCTGGGAGAAAGATTCTGCAACTGGGATTATTCGTCAATGGGGTACATTCTCTGGAGCTTACGCGAACAGTAGCATCACATTCCCTTTAGCATTCCCATCTACATGCTCTAACGTGATTCTAACTCAAGGCCCTCTAGGAGATGTTTATGATGCAAATATGGGGATTGCATCGATGTCGGCCACAAAATTTGTAACTGACAATTGGATGAGCGGTAGCGGGACTTTGTATTGGCAGGCCGTGGGGTATTAATGATGAGCACATATATTTATAGCGCAATAAACAACGCCTTTTACCCGCTAGCGTTACAGAGTGATTATGAGGGGGTGGGTACGTGGCCGGATGACGGGGTTGATGTTGACGATTCTGTCTATGCTGAGTTTGCGGCTAATCAGCCACCTGATGGAAAGATGAGGGCTGCTGATTCTAGCGGCATGCCCGCGTGGATTGATATTCCTCCACTTAGTCAGAGTGAAGTTATCGCTAAAAACACTCGAGCATTTAACGCGTTATTGCGTTCAACCACTGACGCGGCTTTTCCGCTTCAGTCTGCTGTTGCACTCGGTATTGCTACTGATGTACAGACTCAAGCGCTGGTCGCATTACAGCAGTACGCGGTTAATCTTGCAAGTACGAACCTTACAGTTGATCCGGTCGTTTGGCCTGAAGCACCGATAGAAGTGACGTTGTAAAATTCAGTGCGGAGAAAACCAAAATGCTGCCTTTTAATCGTTGTTTAAACTGCAATAAATTGCTCTTTAAAGGGCGATTTATTGAGGTTGAAATAAAGTGCCGTCACTGCAAAACGGTCAATCATTTGAGTGCCGCCGAGCGCCTAACATCAAATGAGGAATGCAATCATGAAGAAAAAAAACGCACCTGAGAAAAGTCAAATTATCCCATTATTAGAATTTGAGGAAGGGACTGAATTGTCGCCCTATCTTGATTCTTTGGGGTATCCGTCAACAGGAACGGGCTTTAAATTGGGGCCAAAGGGTGCTCCCTTAAGTCACTATACATTCATAATTACGCAGGATGTAAATGATGTATGGCTGCAATCGCTTGTTGATGTCACTTTGTCTCAGATGTCTAAAGACTCGGTGGTCTCCTCAGCACTTGAGCACTGCAATCAACCACGCAAAGATATTTTGACCTCAATGTCTTATCAAATGGGTGAAAGCGGGCTTGATGGGTTTCATGATGCATTGGCGGCAATGACTGCCGAGAATTGGGATGAAGCCGCTACGCAAATGTTAGACAGTACATGGGCCACGCAAACGCCAGAACGCGCCCAGCGTCATGCTGACGTTATGCGCTCAGGTGAATGGAAACCGACCTATAATTTCTAATAGTTAATATATTGAGCGCCCCCGAGCGCCTGTAAATTGGGGGCGCTATGCCTAAAGTATCTCGAGTACTCAGTCCACGCGGCGCGATTAAAGACGGTGAAACGGTGATCGGTTATGGTTGCACCGAGTTAAACGTTAGCCTTATTTCATGCTGGCTCGCTCGTACTATCATCAAATCAAAACACTATTCTGGAAGCTTTGTTAATAACAGCTACCTTCATTTAGGTGTTTTTGCTGGCCGCGAGTTGGTCGGCGTGCTCCAGTTCGGTTATGCACTTAACCCGAATAGCGGTGCTCGTGTAGTTACGGGTACTGGCAATCGCGGGTATATGGAGCTTAATCGGATGTGGATCCATGACAGCCAGCCTCGCAACACCGAAAGCCGTGTTTTAAGCTATTCACTAAAGTTAATCACTTTACTTTATCCACGTGTTAAGTGGGTTCAATCGTTTGCAGATGAGCGCTGCGGGCGTGCTGGCGTCGTATATCAGGCTGCTAATTTTGAATATGTTGGTGGTCATGTGACGACGTTTTACGAGCTAGATGGAGAGTATTATCACAAGATTTGCATGGAAGCCGAGAAGCGCGGAGGCAAACGCGGAGAGTACTTAAGGGCTAACCGTGAGCGAGCTATAACACATCGGTTCAAGCAGTATCGGTATATAAGATTCTTAGATAAGCGAGCGAGAGCTTGTTTGAATGGTAAGCTGTTTAAGTTTCAAGCTTACCCTAAGCCCGAGGTTAGCTAA